TCTGTTAAGTTAAGGGTGTTCATACTATATTTTAAGCCGACAGGGAACGCAACATTCTTCTTGTCGGCATCTCTTTTATACTCTACAAAGATTTGACTGTCAACGATTTACTTTACAGTTATAGGCATAATTTTGTAAAAATGAAAAAACCGAAGGGGATGCCTTCGGTCAACGAAAGGAGCCCGTTACAACGAACGAGCGGGTTCTCTAGGACACCACTATTTAAGTTCTCACCCAAACATAGGTCCATTAGAGTCTTTTGAAGGGGGTTTTCCGTCTAATCCAGGCATCCCTGCTCCCATTGGTTTAGGTGCTCCACCCATAGGGGGTGCTCCTAAGCTAGGGGTTTTTAATCCGCCAGCAGCTCCACCGCCAATACCAAGGATACCCTTGATTTGGTTGAGTTGGTCTGGGGATGCCATCTTTAATTTAGATTCGATTTCGGAAGTGTCACCACCGCCTAAATCAGCTCCAGGTTCTTTTCCTAGATCCGCGAACTTGTCTCCACCCATTGGTCCGCCCATTGGTCCGCCCATTGGGTCAGCAGCTCCGCCACCAAGCCCTTTTGAAATAGTGCTGAAATCCATGTTAGTCTCCTAAATTTCATAAGTCGGAACCAAGAATGTTCTCTCGACCCCGTCTTTTGTTGTCTTGAATGTAAGACAGTAAGGCACTTCGCCTCCCGCCCATTGTCTGTGGTATTCCAATTGGTAAGTGCTTCCGATAAACGGAACACCGACCTCGCCATGAGGAGTCTTTAGTTCAATCTCTTCGGAGTCTCGGGTATTGAGAGTGAGTTTGGTATCTTTATTGAGTGGGTAGTCTGCATATATGCGTAACAACTTACCAAACCCAGTAATATTTTGGTTGATGATCGAGATTGAAGTAAAGATAAACGAACCAGCCACCATGACGCTGTCGCTTCCATCTATTCGCCCAAGGATAATCTTAAGCGACCCGTCTCTTTGTGGGTCTACCGTTACAGCATCCACGAGAGTTCCATCTTTCAACATCGCACGGATGCCTGTACGCATACCAGCACGAGGCTGTACCATAAAGTTCTTTGCGATATTGTCGATGGTGTTTAGGTTTACGGTCATATCGGCATACCAACTGTCACTCTTAAGAGTGACTAGCCTCAACCCCAGATAGGGTGTCAATCCATTGTATGCCATATGTTACTCCTTACTTGTTACCATCAAACGTTAAGTATTGCGTTACTTGGATACCCTCTACAGCAACACTCATAGGGTTTCCTGCGTAAGCCGCTTTGTGTCCTACCTTACTAAAGAACTGTAGTCCTTTAGTTTCTAGGTGGTTAGCAGGAAGCTCTAATTCACAGAACTTTTGTTCGTTAATGTGAGCTGTAGCTTTTCTAGCATTAGAACCCCAACGAAGAGTCAATGTGAAAGGTCCAGTAGGATTATCTAAGCGAACTCGTGGAGAGTAAATAGCGTTCACGCCGTTACGAGAAACGAGTCTCATGCAGCCTTGAGCTATTTCAATATAAACGAAATCCGCAGAAGGGGCGTTAGCAAGACCGCCTTCTAAAGTATCAGTTACTAAAAAGTTAGCACCTTCTGCAGCCATTAAGCCCATACAGAAGAAGCCTTCGGTAGCGAGTTGACTGAGGTTTAGTAATGAAGCTAAGTTCATACGAACATCAATATTACGACCACCCGAGAAAGGTAGAGAATCGTCTTGAGAGAATCCGATAACAGCAGAAGCTGCATCGTCTAAACCCATGTTGAAGTAACTGCGAGAAGTCGCAGTAGACTTGATGACACCTGCTGTAGCCGCTACGTTAGCACCCGTACGCACGAGGAGTACTTGGTTAGCTGGGTATACTACATAGTCATTAGAATCAGTTACAGTATATTCAGGAATCCCCACAGCGGAGACATCCCATAAGCATTTACCAAGAAAGTTCTCAGATAACCCGCCCCATTCTGCCGCCATCTGCCTACCTACATGGCATCCCATGTCGTAGGTTTGGTGAACGAGAATGGAGTTGATCTTATCTGCATGACCTTCACGGATATTGTTGAGTTGCATCATGATCAGCTCCTTAGTGATTAAGCTATTGTGAAATTAGTTAGGAATGCGCAAGCTTTGAGGTCTTCAATAACTTGTTCACCGTAGGTTGTGAAGTATTGCTCTTCGGCATTCACACGGCGACCAGCACTGTCAAGAGCGATGAAGGTAGAAGTTCCACCAACATTCACAGGGGTAACTTCCATTCCATAAAGTGTTACAACTTTGTCAGGAATAGCAAAGATAGTGTCGTGACGAACACCTGGGTGTCCTGTGAGCTTGAACTTCTTACCGCTTACGATAATGTAGTGAGATGCGAAGCCGCCTTGGTTAGTCTCTTGAACTTTCATATCCTTCATGAACGCCACTTCAAAGTAGCTATACACTAAAGAGTTCATCATGATAGTAGACCATTCAGGGAGTTTACCTTCGTTGCGTAGAACGTGGGTTGTAATCCAACGGTTCAACATAGAAAGATCAAGTGGGCGACCTAAGCCGTCACCAGCTGTTGGAAGCATTTGGATGATTTTAGAACGTTTGATTCCGTGGATGGTGTTTGTCATATTCTTCATAAGTGTTTCGAAACCAGTCACAACGAATGGAGAAATCTTATCGATGTGTGTATCGCTAGTCCAACCTAGACCTAACTGTAAACGACCAATTTGAGCAGAAGTCATAGTGGTTGTGCTATAGTTAGTGAAGTTAGAATCGGAACCACCAAAGCTTACATTACCAGTAGTAATGAACTCAGGGTGAATCCAGAAACAAGCCGCTGTACGACCAGCTGGGTTCAATGCACCAGAGATATCAGGCATATCCACAGCAACAGAAGCACTTAAACCGTCGAAAGTACGTCCACGGCGGAACGTTACTGTCATAGCAGCAGAGTCATCTTTAACCCAGTAGGATTGTTGGATGTAATCTTCTACGCCAACTGTACCGTCTACTTGCTTACGACCTGGCATAACCCATGCGATTTGTGTGTCTTGGTCATATCTCACTACACGGAAAGCTTCGTAAGTAGAACGAACACCAGCATTCAAGAAGCTAACGTTCAAGTAGCGAGGGATACATGTTGTTTCATCTAATTCGTAAACGCCGTTGCCATCTTCGTCATAAGAAGCGAAGATAAAGGAGATAACTGCATCTTCGTAGAGATGAGCGATAGAACCAGCTACGTTTAAACCATTTCCGATTTTAACAGGTAGAGGCATGTTTTCGGTGTGGGCGAAACTCGCACCAGCATCGGCGTTCAATGCACCAATACCAATAGGCGTACACTTACGACCAGTACCATCGCCTAGACGTTGTACGGCTAGTTCAGTACGGTGTAGTTTAATTTTTTGTTGGTATTCACGTTTCTTTTCAGAGATGAACGCAGCCGCATCGCCCTTAGACATTTCTTCAGCCATACGATCATGACCCAAAGTAAACGTTTGGAACTTAGCATGGTAGCTTCCCTGGATACCACGAGCACGGTCAGTACGGGCAAAAGTACCACGTTCCGAAGCCATACCGCTCATGGATCCACCACCAGCTGATAAACTAAAGTGCATACGCACCTCTTTACCGCCCTTCCAAGCTTCCTTTTTGGTAGCTAAGTCGAAATGGTTTTTATCAGCCCATAGTACTTTCGTACCACTTTTGTAAATAATGCGGAGGGCATCCGCAATCTGTACGTTACCAGAGAAAAAGTTTGTTGATTGACCTGCTATTGTCATAGCATTCCTCCTTAAAAAAGATTCTTGAGCTACTATAGCCCTCTGTTTTTAAATTAACATGGTTTTATAGTAGCTTGCAATGGGGTTTAGGAATTTAGCAGATTTTCGAGGTATTCGAAGCCTAGAGACTCGTCATAAGCCATTTTATCGTAGGTTGATTGTTGGATTGCTTGAGGTCTTACAGCTCCAGGATTCGTGGAACCTCTCAAAGCTCCCATGGGATTTTGTTGAGGTTTCAACTGGCGTGCAATAGGGTCAATAATATCCTGTACCATTTTCTTGAATTGAGGGAGTGAAACATCTTTTCCCCTCGCTTGAATTTGTTGAGCTAGCTGCACTTGTTGACTAACTACTCGGGTTACCCATTCCTTATCAAGGAAGTTGTATTGATTCAATAGCGACTCGTGGAAGGATTCCAATTGTCTACGGTCATCATCTGCACGCTTGCTTCGTTCGGCTTGTTCTAACTGTTCCATACGTTGTTGGAGTAGAGCTTGTTGGCGAATAGCTTTTTGCCCTTGCATATATTGCTCGTACTGGTCTCTTTGCTGATCATCCAGCTTCCAATAACTTATCTTTTGCTCCATCCATTTCGACACTTTATCCACCTCGAGTTTCGCTGTGATAATGTTCAGGAACTCTAGTGGGTCCTCTGCGGAAAGTCTTTGTAGCTCATCGAAGTCACCTTTGATATCTTCATACTGCTTCTTGAGTTCTCCGTATTCTTGATAAAGCTCACCAGCGAGGTGTGACCGTTTTACATGCTCCGTCAATACTTCTTTGGACTTAATCTCTACTTCACGATCCCCCACTTGGAGCTTCATTGCTTTGAACTCTTCTTGTGGTTGTCCGTTAGGGTCTCGATCTTGTGGTTGTCCGTTAGGGTCCTTACGTTGTTGGGATATTTGGAATCCCTCAAACTTGGGGTCATTAACTTCTTCTTGTTTGGAGAAGTAATCTTCCAGTCCAGAGAATAAATCATCTTCGCTGGTGTATTGTTGGGCGTAAGGATCAGAGGCTTGTGAGCCTCCACCAAAAGGGTTAGAGGCTGGTGCTGGGGCTCCTCCGCCTGTTTGTCCGTCTTCGATATCTCTTACCATTATATTCATATAGGGCTCCTTTTATAATCCAGCTTTTGGTGGGGCTGGTGGTTGTGGACTTTGTGGAGCAGGTGCTCCGTTCGTTGGTTGAGGTTGAGGTGGCTGACCTTCCGCACCAGCTTCTGGTGGAGGTTGTGCCTGAGCTTGGAGTTGTGAGTAAAGGTCCATGTGACCTTTCTTGTGTGAACGTACGATGTCTTTCAAGTTGTCAGGAAGACTCTCGTAGAACATGTTGTTCATAAACTCATTGATGCAATTCATGTGCGCCATGTGGTCTTGCTCTTCCGTCACAGGAACTTGTTGACCATCTAACATCCGCACTATTTCATTCTCTTGTACACTAAATGCACCATCCCAATAGTTTTGGAAGTCTACTACGCCGCCATCCAACAGCAACGATACTATGCGTTTGTAGTCACCGCCAGCTTTCTCGTAGGCTCCTGTTTGAAGCAACTGGAACATATATTCTTTTGCTGCAGATGGGTCAGCAGGCATAAAGCGTCCGAATCCCACTTTTACATCAAAGTTCCCAGATAGGTCTGAGACTTTAAACATTTGGGCTGCACCCAAGCGACTACCCCCAGACAGCCCAATGAGCATATCTTCGGGTAAGAATTGTTGTCCGATGTGTAGTAACATCTCCCACATCTTCTTTAGTACGGATACTTTTTTGTTGAATAGTCGTATGCGGAACTTGTCGTCTGTGTCGATAGCAGATATAACAGCAAATCCAGATAACTCACGTTTGATTTCTCCTTGCGAGAACTCACCAGCACCAAAGATACTGTTGATCTGTCTCTTATAGATTTCATATTGTCTCCAAAAATCTGAAGACACCCCTACTGGGTTTAGTTGAGTAGGCTTTTGCCCGTTTGCGATTGCAGCATTCCAATGGAATACTTGGATAGGGTCATCAGTACGAAGGTTGTCTTTGTTTTGTGTGCCATCTGGAACCATGAGGTGAATCTGTCCGTGTAGGATAGAGTTGTCAAGGCAGATGCTTAAAATGCGGTCTATGTTTTCTTGTGTAGGGGAACATAACACCAATCTGCTCAACCCCCATGGACTACCTGCAATATCGATGTCCGTAAGCATTACGAAAGGAAGCTCACCGTGTTTATATGGGTTGTCTTCAATGTGTAGGCACTTCATGCGAGGAACTTCGTGAATCACTTCGGGAGCGTGTTGAGAAGCTATCATGAACACAGCGTGGCGACCACGCATAGCATTCCAAGGAAGAGCTTTTTCCCAGTATTCCAACACCCAAATACCTTCTTCTTTAACTTCGGTCCCCATGTGCTTGTGATTCTCTGATTCTGTACGGTGGAACTCTTTGATGTGTTCTACCATGTTAGGGAATACATAACACAATTCTTCTACAGTCATGTAGTGTTTCTCGAAGCACCACTTGGCTTCTGAAAGAGAAGTTACATTTGGTTCGATGTAGAAGAAGTACGGGTTCACTCTTCGTAGCTCGAAGTTACCAGTCATTTCTAGGGTCTTAGTCTCAGGCTCATAGGACTTTACGTTTCCACCGTTACTATCCCAACCAATGTACAGTATACCGTTTCCGAAGATACTCGTATCTAAGTAGAGTGTTCGCTCTATAGTGTCCGTAACTTTAATAGCTTCTTCTAGGTAATTGAAGAAGAGTGTTCCAAACTTAGCAGCCTGTATGTCGTTCCAGTCATTTGTGCTAGCTTGGCAATGACAATCTGGCTTGGTGATAGAGAGTTTAGAGTGTAGGAATAGTGCACCCCAAAGTGATTCCGTGCCTGTAACATTGGCTGGACCAGTATCATTTTGTACCACACCAGCTTGAGACAAGGCATCCACGAATTTAGCAACAGACGCATCGAACCCAAAGTCTGTACTGCTGGTAGGGTCTATCATTTGGTAAGTGGTGTTAGCGATGTCGAACTCTTTGGTGAGTTTCTTATTATCCTTTTCCACGAGCTTGAATCGCTGTTTAACCAGCTTTCCAAAGTCCTCAATGGTCATTTCTGTAAATTTCATCTAGCTTTCCTTTGTTCAGAGATTTTTGCTAAGACTTGTGCGGTCTTACCTGTGAAGGCATACATCGCCTCCAACCTATCGGATTGCTCTTTTAGTGAATCAGCCGCTCTTGAGGCAACTATAACACTCGTTTCGTACTTACGCATAAGTGGATCCATCTCACGAACCCTTGCGTCTAAGGTACGCATATGGCTGTTTATTTGTGCAGTAAATGCCTGCTTCATAAAGTACGCAAGAATAAATTGCGTTAGAATGATTCCAACTAGACCTATAACTAAATATATCGTCATCTTAAGCTCCTTCCAAGGGTTCTTTTGCCCTTATATCTCATTGTATTCTCTGGTTCCTTAGGTGTCAAGCACTCTCGCATAGTGTGCATCACCATTTCTTGGTGCATGGTCACCCGAAGTGGCGGAGGTCCTTCTGCTTTAGGTAGTTGCATACACAAGTACATGAGTGCATCCAACATGTGGTCATCTTTCTTAATAATGGAACCTGTATCTCTTTTTCGGTATGAACGTATTTGAGATAGGACACCACTCGCACCATTCTTGAAGAATTTTATTCTGCCATTAGAGGCTACCACCCTAAGATTCATAATGAGGTTCTCTTTGTTCTTGAGGATACATGGAATCCATCCATCTTTCATGGCTTCACTATACGCTCCAAACCAAGACTCTGCGTTATCATAAATGCTTAGAGCGTAGTCTTGCATTGCATGAGGCTTTAGCTTAGTCACCTCAGGAACCAAAATCTCTACAGATACTTTATCCTTCCAAGATAACTCCACAGAAGACACCACATACCAGTCACACTCTCCTTTTTCGTTACGAGTGTTTGGGTCCTCTACCATTTCCACATACCCATTCGTGTGTGTGGAGGGGTCTAGTGCCCTAACTCTACGCCAAGTTATAGGAACCTCAAAATCAGGTACTTCGGTAGGTGCTAACCCTTCAAACACATACAAGTCGGTTAGTTCATAGTACCAATCACCTTGGAGTCGAGCTAGCCTCTCGTTAGGTGGGAGGTGGGCTAGGTCTCTAAGATAACGCTCCATCTTCTCGGGGTTGTCTCTATAAAGTGGGTTGTCAGCTACCGTCCAGATGTGCTGAGATATGAGAGGGTGACCCTCTAACACCGTCTTTATGTCAGGACAGGTGACCAAGGGAGTAAATCCCATCACGAGTGTACCGTTAGTATCCTGGAGCCGCATCATGAGTTCTGTGATGAGTTGCAGGTTGTCGGGCATCTCATCTATCATAATCTCGTCAACTTTACGACCCATGAGTGACAACAACCTTTGAGAGTAGGTCTTAAACTGTAGGATATCCCCGTTCTTAAAGGTGATAGTGTCGATGTTTCCCTGTTGCGTGTAACTAATCATTTCTTTCCCGTCTTCGTCCATATAATACCAAGACGGGATGAATTTCTTGAGGTACATTCCCCAAAGAGTATCATTCACGAAATCATAGTCAGGTCCTAAAGCCCAGAATACCTTAGGCTCCGTACGCAAGTAAGCATCGAAGATATCCACCGAACCCCAACTCTTTACAGAGTTGAGGTGGCTGGCATTATACTCAGGTCTGTAAGGGTGAGTTCGTGTTAACTTCCACGAGAGGTCACGAGTAGTAGAGAATGTTTTTCCAGTACGGTTTCCCGCACGGAGTAGAATGAGATATGCGGGGTCACTAAAGAACTTGATCTGCTTAGGAGTTGGACGAGCCTCTTTCATGTCGGGTATGAAGGAGGATAGCTGTTGTAGCCACGCCTCTTGTTGCATATCCGTATAACGCTTGATGAGGGCTAGTTTCTCTTTTGCTTTACTCATTTTTTGCCTTTATTCCTCATGTCTTCTAACATGCGTTTGATAGTGCTCATATTCTTTTCTCTAGAGAGCATCTTCTTTATCTCAGGTGAGAGTTGGAAAGCTTCTGCATTCCCGAACGAAGCCATCTTCTGATCCTTCATAGGTAGATTGTCTCCAAATTTTCCCTTTAGCTCCTCTAGCTGCCTAAGTATGTTCTCAAGCATAGTACTACCCTCTAACTGTTTAAGTTCTGGCGGGAGTCCTTCGGGAGCCTTTAACTCACTTTTAGAACCAGAAGTAAGTCCTTTACTCTTGATTTTAGTAGGGAGTTGCCATTCTTCAAAGTCAGCATCTGTAATAGGAGAGGTCTTAGTAGGAGAGGTTGGTTGTAGCTCTTTGGGTTTAGGGAGTAACTCACCTTCTACAGCATTCTCCAATAAAGGTGTCTTTCCTCTTCGTGAGGGGAGTACTATGCTTGAG